GCAATGGATGCCAGCGGCGTCTATGCAATCGTTGACCTTGTGGATGAATTGAAACCACAGCTGGTGCTGTGTGGTCTGGTGCGCCGCCTGGAGAACGCCCTGCATACGGCGCAAGCTCAAAAGGATAGAAAGGCAACGTTAATACATAGCCACGACGCGGCACTGGAATGGTGTGAGAGGGAGCTTATTGATTTGATTGTGAAGAATGACTCTCCTACAGAAATTCATTCTAGGATCAAAGATGTTTTATTTGCAAAGTCTGCAGAAAACATCGAAACCATTCGTCCAGCTGTAACAGCTGATGCGTTTGGAGGGCCCAATCCTTGGGTTGATCAATTAGATAATGCAGAACCAGAAACTTCTGATGGTGAAGTAGAGGTATCTGCAGAACTTGAAACACCTGCCGAGGAACCAGAGGAAGAATGAAACTTATTACCGAAGAAATCGAATCAGCAAAGGTTCTTGTCGAAGAAAAAGACGGCAAGAAATCTATGTTTATTGAAGGTATTTTCCTTCAAGGAAACTTGAAGAATAGGAATGGTCGTTTCTATCCTGTTGAAACTCTGGATAAAGAGGTAAACAGATACAGCGAACAGTTTGTTTCTAAAGGACGTGCTCTTGGTGAATTGGGACATCCTGATGGACCAACTGTAAATTTAGATAGAGTTTCTCATAAAATTGTAGACCTTCACAAAGAGGGACATAATTTTATTGGAAAAGCTAAACTTCTCGATACCCCTATGGGCAAAATTGCTCAGTCACTGATTGATGAGGGTGTCCAACTGGGAGTTTCTTCTAGGGGAATGGGAAGTCTACGTGATACAAATGAAGGATATAAAGTAGTTGGTGAGGATTTTATGCTCGCTACTGCTGCTGATATTGTCGCAGATCCCTCTGCTCCTGATGCTTTTGTTAACGGAATCATGGAAGGAGTTGAATGGATTTGGGATGCAGGTCTTCTAAAGGCACAGTCTCAAATTAGAGAAGCAACAGTCCAAGAAACCGTTGCGGTAATTGAGAAACAGCCTGAAGAAATTGTCGATCAGGCAATTAAAGAAACTAAAAAAACCATAAATAAATTTGTTGATCAAAAGAGACTAGACGAGAAGAAATTGGAAATCTTCCAAAACTTCTTATCAAATCTCTGAATTTAATAAATAAATACAGATTACGATATCTACAACGATTAAAAACGGAGAGTTCAAATGTCTCGTGGAGATTTACAAGAAATGGAAGTAGGCACTAAGCAATCCAAAACCGCTGTCAATAGTGGTGCTGCGGCTGGTGATTCCATGCCCAAAACACCTAACTATGTTCCTGACAACGCTGCCGTTGAGGATCTCGGTGGACCTACCCCCGAGAATTCTAGACCAGACGATAATTCTAACGCGCTTAAAACTCCTGCGCAGACTATTAAGCAAGTTAAGGATGTCGTCAACAAAGGCGCAAAACCTGCTGAACCAATGCAACAAGCACCCAAGTACGCTGAAGAGGCCGAAGCATCTGCTGAAGAAGTAATTGCTGAGGAAGATCTGACCGAAACCGAAGAGAGCATCATTGATATTGATTCTGCGATTGCAGAAGATGTCGAAGCACTCCTGGGTGGTGAAGAACTCTCGGAAGAATTCAGAGAAAAAGCTAAACTAATCTTTGAAGCTTCGCTTACCGCTAAGATCACAGATATCGAAAATCAGATTCAAGAGGCCTACGAAACTCAGTTTGCCGAGGAAGTTAAATCCATTAAGGTTGAACTTACCGAAAGACTAGATTCGTACCTCGAATATGTCGCTGAAGAATGGCTTGAAGAAAACGCTCTCTCCGTTGAGCGTGGAATCAAGACAGAGATGACCGAATCATTCCTTGAAGGAATGAAGGGTCTATTTGAAGAACATTATGTATCACTCCCTGAAGATAGATATGATGTACTTGAGAGCATGGTAGACAAACTTGATGAAATGGAGACCAAACTCAATGAGCAAATCGAAAGAAATGTTGCTCTGAATAGTAAGTTGTCGGTATCGACTGCTGAAACTATTATGAATACTGTTGCAGAAGGACTTGCAGTTTCTCAGAAAGACAAACTTGCAGTTCTTGCAGAAGGTGTTGAGTTTGAAAGTGAAGAAAGCTATCGTGAAAAACTAGAAACACTGAAGGAGTCGTACTTCTCTGGTAACTCTAGTTCTTCCAAGACGACAGAGACTCAAGTTCTGAAAGAAGAAGCAGAGCACGTAGAACCAGCAACTGGATCTATGGCTGCATACTTAAGAGCACTCTCTAACGTCAAGCAGTGATTTAGAGATTATTAATTACAAACCTAGGAATCCAAAATGCAACAAAACATTAATTACCAACAGCTTACTGAAAAGTGGGCTCCCCTACTAGACCACGAAGGGTCTGGAGCTATCAAGGATAGTCATAGACGTAATGTCACCGCCGTTCTCCTTGAGAACCAAGAGCAAATGCTTAGGGAAGAAAATTCTTTCCTGAGTGAAGCATCCCCAACCAACTCGGCTGGTACTGGTGGTTTCAGTGGTTCTTCCACTGACACAGGTCCTGTCGCTGGTTTCGACCCAGTTCTGATCTCCTTGATCAGACGCGCAATGCCCAACTTGGTCGCATATGACCTTGCAGGCGTACAACCAATGAGTGGTCCTACTGGACTAATCTTTGCAATGCGCTCCCGCTACACCAATCAGAGTGGTACTGAGGCACTGTTCAACGAGCCCGATACCGCATTCTCTGGTCAGGATAGTGATCAGTCCCTTACAGGTGGACAAACCGACCAGGCTGCTGGTTTCGGTACAGGTGCTCAGGCAGGTTCTAACCCCGCAGTTCTGAACCCCGTTGGTTCCGCAACAACCTCTGCCTACAACGTAGGTCAGGGTATGTCAACTGGAGAGTCGGAAGCTCTCGGTGATGCCGCTTCTAATGCCTTCCAAGAGATGGCATTCTCGATCGAGAAAGTCACTGTAACCGCCAAGTCAAGAGCTCTGAAAGCAGAGTACTCCTTGGAACTGGCACAAGACCTTAAGGCAATTCATGGTTTGAATGCTGAGGCTGAACTCGCAAATATTCTCTCCACAGAGATTCTTGCTGAGATCAACCGCGAAGTCATTCGTTCCATCTATAAAGTTGCTGAACAGGGTGCAACTCTTAACACCGCTACCGCTGGTGAGTTCGACCTCGATGTTGACTCTAACGGACGTTGGAGTGTTGAGAAGTTCAAGGGTCTACTTTTCCAAATCGAAAGAGACGCTAACGCAATCGCACAAAGAACTCGTAGAGGGAAGGGCAACGTTGTTCTGTGTTCCGCAGACGTTGCATCCGCACTCACGATGGCAGGTATCCTGGATTACACCCCTGCACTCAACGCTAACCTTAACGTTGATGACACTGGTAATACTTTCGCTGGCACACTTGCTGGTAAGTACAAGGTCTACATCGACCCATTTGCTGCAAACAATGCTGCAAACCAGTACTACGTTGTTGGTTATAAGGGTTCTTCACCTTATGACGCAGGTATGTTCTACTGTCCTTATGTTCCTCTCCAGATGGTTCGCGCCGTTGGACAGGACACCTTCCAACCCAAAATTGGCTTTAAGACCCGCTACGGCATGGTCGCCAATCCATTCGCGGAAGGAACCACTCAGGGAATGGGTAGACTCCTCGCTAACTCTAACCGTTACTACAGAAGAGTCACCGTCAAGAACCTCATGTGATTCAAGG